GTCTCGCTTCAATCTTTCTATTTGAGATCCATACATTTCGTCATCTCTCCGTTTGTTAGTGATTGGTCGTTGCCGAGATATAGTTAGGTTCCTCCGTTGTGTGATAGCTCCAAAAAGTGAAAAAGCCCTAGGACCGTAGAACGATCTTAGAGCTTTCAGTTGAATGATAATGTTTTCTTACCATAATGGTATTTATATTTTTACATCATTTAACGATTAGGCCCGGAAAAGCTTCTGACACTAGCTTTTTGGTAACTCCCTTATAGGCACCAGCTAGGTCCTTTTCCTTCATCTTAATAACAAGCTGCGCATCGTTAGGGTGGATTGCCTCAAGCAACTTGACGAACATCATCTCTACCTTTACGGGTTGGAGCGACTCGCCTGGGCCGCCTTTAACGAAATAGCGAAACCGTTTCGTTTGCTTATTAAGATTCGAGGGAACACTTTTTTCATCAGCAGGTGTGTATGGTGGCTCACCTTTAGGAAGAATGAATTCAACCTCGTCATCATATGCACCCTTCAAAACATCCCTAAGAGCAAGGGTATTGTACTCACGAAGTACTTCAACCTTGTCAACACGGGTAGGTGCTTCACCCGCTTTAGTTAGGATTTCATGGACTGTTAGTCCAGTCAACTTATTCACTGCCATTTTAGTAAAACTCCTCAACACATTCTATTAGCATTTTGCAACGTTTCTTAATAAGATAATTTAGGACATTCCTTTTGAGACCAATAGGATCCTCCTCAAACTTATTTATAATTGCTTCTTTTATATGACTAGGTGTGCAGGACAGATCGATTAGGTTCTTGTTGCGAACGTAATTACGATAAGTGTTCTCGTCCATAACGGACTGCAGATCCTCTGCATGTTCTAGCCAATGTTCAATCTTTTTCTTAGTCACTGGTGACTGTCGTATACCATCAACAAAAGTATTATCAGGACTGAGACAATTAGGGACTCCATCACCTGAGTCTCCTTTCAGTATATGTTCGAATAGATAATGTCTTGGGTTCTTATCAGTCACTGCTTTCTTTTGCATTGGACTGAACTGCTTAACGTTACTAAACTTTTGCAGCTGAATGAAATCCTTGTCGGATGAAACGATCATCATTGGTTCGTGTTTACCAAACTCTTGAGTCTCATAAGCAAGAGCACCAATGATATCGTCAGCCTCACAGCCGTCAATATGAATAACTTTATAAGGGAAGTTTTGAGCGATCTCATCCCTGACCTGATTGATGATACGAAAGATCTCATCCCAGTCTGCTGCCGAGTCGTCACGGTTTTCTCTCCGCTTAAATTTATAGTTAGGGAAGTAATCCCTACGCCATGTCCGCGCATCACACGCGATAACTACTTGGCCGTACTCACTACGAAACTTTTTGTTATACATTCGAATTGAGTTGAGAATCATGTGACGTATAAGGTCCTCATTGATCTCTAGTTTTTGTACCACAACGCCAGCTATGGCGATTCCATTATAATCAATTACTATCATTATCTTCTTGGTTATCCTCTACGAGTTTTTTTAAGGTCTGATGTAGTTCCGCCAATACCTCATGTAGGAAATGCGGATTTCCAGCCTGTCGGGTGATGGCTGCTACCATCATATTGCAGATGACGTTCAGATCATCCTTCATATCATCTATGTCGTAGCCTTCATCATCTAAGAATTCGGCTATACCTTCAAATATGTCAAGGGCCAATTCGACTGATTCCTCAGACTTATGTACCACAGGGAAAGGTATTACGTTATCATTCATAGTACTATTATACACCATTTTCCTTAAGATGTAAACCATTAATATGATTTTTTCTTACTCTAACTTGAATCCACGTGTTGTAGTATTCGTCTGTTAGCAATGCATCTCTCACGAATTGCTCCTTTGCTTCCAGATAACCACACTCGCCTTTGGTTTTGCAGATGTGTAGTATCTCTCTGCGAAAGTTGTCTTTGCCGTATTTTTCTATGTCTGAATTGAGCTCTTCCGACGACCCATAGTAACTTCTCCAATCGGATTCGACCTGGGTGTGTTTTCGTCGTTTACGAGTTTTAGTGATGGGAAGGATCTTCTTGCGCCAAAAGAACTTTTTTCCAATGTACTTGCGGCCATTCTCGATATTAGTAATAAGATAAACAAACCCGTAAATATCCGAATGGTCAACGCCTTCTGGTAGTTCGTACTCCGCGCCTTCATATAACCAATTCATACTTAGTCCATATTTTATTCAATATAGACTATTTATATGTTACTCCTCGTCCCAGTCTCCATAGTCAGGATCATCCTCGAACTGTAGTTCCTCAAAATCCTCTTCACCACAATGAGGACAGAAATTTAGTTCTGCCTCATCATCGTCAAACTTAATACTAAACTTAACCCCACAAGCAAAACATTCCTTAGTGATGCTCATATCGTAACGCCCTCTAACTCCTTTGAGAGTAGATAGGACTGTAGTTCTTGAAGACCACCAATCAGGTGGTCGCCATCAAAGATAAGTGGCATCGATCTTGCCATAGGAAACTTCTCAACGAAGGCTGCAGTAGTCATATCGTGTGGAACCTTGACTTCAGTAAAATCAATGTTCTTAAGAGTGAGTGCGGCCTTTGCACCAACGCAGTGACCACACCCATCCATTGAATAGATAGTAATGTTCATAGTGATAATCCCTTAAAAGTATCCTCAGATACATCCTGTTTAACCCCGCCAAGAACATAAGAACTGATCTCAGTTTCTTGTGGTGCCACCTGAACGTTTCCTCCGCCAATCCATTTTTCAGTCCACGGTAATGGATTTGATTGACCAGGAGAGTACGGACAGGCGTAACCTAACACCTTCATGCGCTTACACGCGATCCATTCTATATAATCATATAAGAGTTTAGCGTTAAGGCCAATCATTGATCCGTCCTTGAACAGATAATCAGCCCATTGCTTTTCTTGTTCGACTGCATCAACGAACATTTGAATTACCGCGTCGGACGTTTCTTCTTTGATTTTTTCGAAGTCTGGGTCGTCTTTCGGGAGGGCTTTGAGGATTGTTTGACTGGCGGCGAGGTGGGTGTTTTCATCTCTTGCGATGAACTTGATGATTTTGGCGTTGCCTTCCATCTTCTTAAGCTCTGCAAAAGCCCACGAACAAGCGAACGAAACATAGAATCGTACTCCTTCTAAAACATTAATTGAGTTCAGAGCCATCCATAGTTTTTTCTTTAGTTCGTATAGATCCACTTCGACCTTTTTACCATTAACGGTATGCGTGCCTTCACCGAGTAGTTCCCACCACTTTGAGGCCTCTATCGATTCATCATAATATCGACTAATGTCCTTTGCGCAATCAACGATCTCTTGGATATCCAACATTTCGTCAAAGACACGACTTGGGTTTGGATATACGTTACGAATGATATGCGTGTAAGAACGACTATGAATAGTCTCCATGAATGCCCACGCCATAACCAACGGCTCAATCTCTGGAACTGACGCAACCGGCATGAGCGTTTCGGTTGGTCCTCGACCCTGAACGGAATCCAATAGGATCTGCCGTTTAAGGTTCGATGTAAAGATATGTTTTTCGTTATCAGTCAGGTTGGCAAAGTCGCCCTTGTCCTTTGATACGTCGACCTCTTCTGGTCGCCAAAAGAAACCTAACTGTTTATCGGTAATCTTATCCAATGTAGGATAACGCAATTGATCATAACGAGCCACATCCACGGGCTCGTCAAAGAACATCATTGACTCAAGGTGAGATTTTTTCTTCTTTTGAAATACTGACATGTGCTTTCCTTATATGACGCAGCTATCACAGTGCTCATCATCTATTGCGGCTGACTCAAGTTCCACTAATGCTTCTTCCTTGAACTCACCGGATCCATCGTAAGTGTTGTTATAATATAGTTGCTTACCACCATACTTGTAAAAAGTAACAATGTCTTTAATCATTTCAGACATAGGTACCTTACCTTCATCAAAGTGCTCAGGATTATAACTCGTGTTCACGGATATTCCCTGATCGATATACTTCTGTAGTACTGCACAAATCTTAAGGTAACCCTGTGGAGATTTTTGATCCCACAGCAGATCGTACTTATTTTTAAGATGGTGGTACCCAGGAACTACCTGAGCCATTACACCATCCTTTGACTGCTTATACGATACCAACGCACGAGGTGGTTCAATACCATTCGTGGAGTTGGATATCTGAGCAGATGTTTCTGCTGGCATCAACGCCATCAGAGTAGAGTTACGAATGCCTGATGTTTTCAGTTGCTTTCGTAGACCTTTCCAATCCATTCTCTGTTTAGGTTTGACGAGTTCATCAACATCCTTCTTATAGGTGTCAACAGGAAGAACTCCGTCACCATACTTTGATTCGTTGATCAATGGAATGGATCCTTGCTCTGCTGCTAAATCAGCAGATGCCTTGATTAGGTAATATGACCATGCCTCAGCGTATTCATCAATAGTGGCCAATGCTTCTTCGTTATATCCCAATCCTCTTTTCGCCAAAAAGTAAGCAAGGTTAATAATACCAATCCCAAGAGGACGACGGTTCCGTGTGGAAACTTCGGCTGCTTTAACAGGATAAGCTTGGTAATCGAGAAGAGCATCCAGCGATCTAACGGCGAGATTACAGTATTTTTCAAAGTCTTTAGGTTCATTAATGAGTCCCCAGTTAATTGCTGATAACGTACACAGCGAGATCTCACCCTCGTCGTCGTTTGCTGAGTTTAATGGTTTAGTTGGAAGATCAATCTCACAACATAGATTTGACTGCCTGATTGGAGCAAGGTCTGATTTGAACGCGCCGTGATCGTTTGCATGGTCGACATTCATTAGGTAGATTCTACCAGTGTCCTTTCTCTCCTTGATGAACTGACTAAAGACATCAATCGCTGGCATAGAGTTTTTACGAATGGATGTCTTGCGCTCATACTTTTCGTATAACTCACGAAACTTGTCTTGGTCCGCATAGAATGCTTCGTATAGTCCAGGGACATCATCAGGCGAAAAGAACGTAATGTTACCACCTGATAGTAGCCTTTCATACATCAGTTTATTGAACTGAAACGCGTAGTCCATATGACGGACTCGGTTCTCTTCGGTACCCTTGTTGTTTTTAAGTACTACAAGATCCTCGAACTCTAAATGCCAGATTGGGAGATATACAGTTGCTGCACCGCCGCGCACTCCTCCCTGACTACACGATTTGACCGCAGCCTGGAAGTACTTAAGAAAAGGGATAAGTCCTGTGTGTACAATCGAACCATCTCCAATCTTAGCTCCGAGTGCTCTGATACTGCCTGCGGCAATGCCGATTCCAGCCTTCTTAGAAATGTACCGAACAATCGACGTCGACGTGGCGTTGATTGAATCCAAGCTATCTCCGCTTTCAATAAGGACACATGACGAGAACTGACGAGTAGGTGTACGCACGCCAGCCATAATTGGAGTCGGTAAAGAAATGTAAAATTGTGAGATTGCATCATAAAACTCCTTTACCCATTTCATACGGGTATCTTTTGGATAGTTTATAAACAGTGTGGCCGCAATCATCATATACAGCATCTGCGGAGTTTCGTAGTATTCTTTGGTCCTACGGTCCTGCACGAGATACTTGCCACGGAACTGTTCCATACCAACAAATGTAAACATATCGTCACGTTCGTGTTTGATGTATGATCCTAATTGATCTATCTCATCACGGGTATATTCCTCCATGATGGATCCATCGTATACACCACGGGATACGTTCTCAATGATAAGTTGAGCCAAGGGCCAAGGTTCGTATTGACCATAGACCTCTTTACGCAACTTGTAGTTAATTAGACGTGAGGCAACATACTGATAGTTAATCGTTCTATCAGATATCAGCTCTGCCGCCGATTTGATTAAAAGCTCATGAATGTCATAGGCTGGGATCTTATCGTATAACTGAATATTTGCCTTGATTTCAATCTCTGATATAGACACGCCAGTGATATCTGCAGTTGCCCACTCGAGTACTTTATGGACTTTATCAAGGTCGAACGGCTCAGTTCGGCCGTCCCTTTTAGTAACAAAAATATTATCTGCCATCAAGTGACTCCAATTTTCTAAATGATAAGACTATTATACCACAAAAAGGCTAGGATGTAAACCCTATTGTGTGTCTTTTTTCGTATTTTTTTCTAAAGAATTTTCGTAGTAAACAATGACTTCTTTTTGCTGAAGTATGTACCTACGAAGTTCGGCCATGTTCAAGGACATTGCCTCGTAGCCGCGGACTGACATAGCAACGAATACCAATTGGCCGTTCTCATCCGTAAAACGACTTTCGAACTCATCATAGTTCTCGGCGGTGACAACAAAAAACTCAACGTCGGCCAAAGAAAGACCTTTTGGTCTATCAGCCAATGGGATATCTTTTTCTATGATCTGAGGTACGGTTACTATCTTCTCTTGTGGAGAGAACAGTGCGCAGCCACCGAGTACACTAGTTGCTAGTAGCAGACTCGAGATCGTCAAATAGTTTTTTGGTTGCATCATTAATTCTACTTTCGATTAGTCCAGGTTTACGAATCGCCAAGCGAGTAAGGTCGTGTTCCTGAAGTTTATTCAATAGCTCATCCTGATAGGATTCTGCTGCTTGTAAAGACTCGTTAAGCTGAGTGTTTAGCTCAGCTTGCCTTGCCGCAGTTTGTTCCATTTGGTCTATTACGACTTCCTGGGCGTCAACTGCTGTTTCTAGTTTTGCTGCGTTTTCAGTTAATAGTTTGATCTGAGCCTGAGTGTCTTTATAGTAAAAGTAACCACCTACGGCAACCGTCGCCAACACTGATCCCATAATCAAATAAACCTTCAATCCACCAAACATTATACGTCTCTTTTAAGAACGCTCATAACTTTATTTTGGATGGCCTTTGCCCAAAACGGTTGAGGAAAGTTCCAACCGATAAATGCGCCAACTGCTACCCAGATAAGTACGTCAATCATTCTATTTCTCCTGTTTCTTTTTAGGTCCATTTGCACGACGGAACAACTTGCTCACGTCCCACCTAGACCTGCGATCCATTTTCACGGGGCGACCTGTTGGGTTCAGATCAACGCCACCGTCCGTACCGACCGCGTTTACGGGTGCATCTTCTGGTACACAGTTGGGAACTGTTCTTTTTCCCTTTTTCTTAGTACCGACTTGCTTATAACCATCCCAGCAAGGACTATCTTCATCAATGGTTTCTTCTTTTAGTCTATCCATAATCCAAGCTTTAGCGTTGGCTTTACTGTACTCAGTGGTTTCCCACTCCCAGTCTCGTCTACGCTTATCCCAAACCATAACTTTCCACTCGCCTTTATGGCGTTCGTTGTGGTCTAGTGCTTTTTCTATTTGATATTTCTTTCCACCGATAGTAGCTTGTATTTCGCCATTAGGACCAGCTCTTTTCCAACGAGGAGCAGCAGCTTCTTGTAATTCTTCATCCATAGTAGCTACCCAAAAGCTAAAATTTTTCATCGCAACAAGTCTCCGGAAGATACAAATATGTCCTGCTTAGTTTGAACATGCTTAATTTTATATATACTTTCGCCTAAGACAAGACCTGACGGTTCTGTCCCTTCGTCAACTAAAACAGTAGTTCCTTTACGAGCAATCATTTCACCAGTCAGTGGACTAGCGATATCCTGCGCCAACTTAAACACACCAGGAGATAGTGTGTTATTCTCTTGTACGTGCCACGCGTTATCCTCAGCAAGTAGACTATCAATGTCTATTCCTACCTCGGCAAAAGCATGGGCCATTTGCTCATCGGACATCTTAGTGTGTTCCTTGAGCAAAAACAAAGCTGCGGCATAGGAAGAGATACGACTCTTACCGAACGGCAACTTTTCTAAAATTCTTTTGATATTAAATACGAGTCTAAAGAATACGCTGTATGAATCCTTTTCCTCAGACGTAGAAGGTTTCTTTAGGTTCTTTCCGTTTCCGTCAATAAGACCTAACTTATAGGCATCCAGTTCTTCCCACGGTGTGACCAACGTGCGAATGAATCTGTATGTGTAATATACATCTGCTGCTCTAGAAACAATGCCCATTATAGATTCCTTAGTACCTCTATAACATTTTCGTCAAGAGGAATGTCGTTATACTCATTCGTCTTAAGGTAATGAAGAAAGATAAGAAAGGTTTTAATAAGGGGCCAGCAATGAGGTTCAAACTTATAGAACATCATGCGGTTTGCTGCAGGAATACCAAACACATTGTATAGTATAATAATGTGGTTTAGTATCAATCTTTCCTGCAGATCCCCCTTGTCAAAATACCTTTTCATCAATCGTTTCAAATACTTAAAACGGTTTAAGTCATCATAAAACTCTTCTTCTGAAGTACACTGCGGATTACTATAATACTTTGCAGCAAACTCCAAAAAGTTTTCATCATTCAATTCATCAAAAGACTTCATAATTGCGTAACCTCAATAATATCATTATACTGATATTTATTGGTTACTTACGAACGTCCTTTAGTCTTTTATCGCCTTTACGACCAGCAGCTTGTTTAACCTTTTCAGAACCATCCTGCTTTTTAGTCTCAGGATTATCCTTTACGTCAACCTTATGCTTATCGGCAAAATCCTTTTCACCAGCTGCGCGTGGTTCAAGCTTCTCTTGATCCTCAGGCTTTGGTTTCATCTGAGCGGAAGCTGCTTCACTGATCGCTTCAAACTCTTTCGTGAGTTGATCAATTGCAGACTCTGGAAGACTATCGATAAATGCATCGAGTTCGTCATCGCTCATCTCAAGAATAGTATCCCAATCATAGGATTCCTTCTTGACTGATTTTGATATTGCCTTACGACGCTTGTGAAGATACTCATCAGAATCATCGACGTCTCCGTCGTTATCGATGTCTTTATCTTTACGATCGTCAAAATCTTTTTTAACGGCCTTTTTGTTGACAGGATCCATTGCTTCATCTTTTTTCATATGATAACCTTTGTCATCGCAATGATCGCATCCTTTGCCTTCACACTTAGGACAATCAACCTTGTCCTCATCATCATTTTCTTTGGCCATTTTCTTTTCGTCAAGCATGCTCAAATACGCTTGAGCGATACTCTTAAGTTCGTTGTCTAGCGACATTTGAGTGCTCCTTTAATTACTCTAGTATTCCAAGTGCCATTGATATTGCTCCGGCACAGATTGTGATTGCCGCCGCAGCGACCATCCAGAAGAACTTGCCTAATGTTTTCAGATCAGCAGAGTTGGCTGACGAAGTTAGTTCAAGTTCATGGATCTTTTTAGTGTTCTCATCCACGCTAGTTTTTATATCACGCGTATCCTCAATGAGAACAGAAATCTTTTCTTCAGCTCTTGCGATGGAAACAACAGCGTCGGCTAGTTTATCTAGCTTCTCTTCCATCACTATCATTCTCTTTTGATCATGGGCGGTTTGTTCCATGTGTACATCAAATTTGTCTGATAGTTTTGTGAGCAGTTCTTGCTCGCGTTTAGTTGCCATGGTAGTTAATCCCCTAGTTATCTACTTTTGCTCCGCCTCGCCACTGGTAACAACTCCAGTATCGGGCTTTCCATTTTGGTCCAGGATTGTCACAGTTATGTCTGGCACGGAAAGACTTTCGACGAGCTGGGTCGTCTCTTTTGATTTCCATTTTAGGGTCACCAAAGCGTACAATAACAACATTACCACTATCGTTCTTAGTGTATACTGCAAACTTTTTAGGACCACCCGACGTTCTAAACGGATCATTTAGTTTAACTTTCTTACCCTGATATTCGGCTTCAGTGATTTCAAGATTCTCGTAAAGATCACACTCTTCACAGTATTGATCCACTACGTCTTGATTATAACTATTGAATTTTTTCACCTTAGCCTCCAAACTCATGACCTGCCACGCGCTTCATTTGTTTATTAAATTCTTGCTGCGATGGCTTATCTTTATAGAGCTTTATAGATATCTCCGGACGATCCTTACCTTTGATCCTCCAGTTAAGCCCCTTCTCTTTATGTTCAGGTTTCGTAGTCTTAACGACTCTTCTCTTGTAACCTGCTTCCCAGGTTTCTGAACCTTCCTTAGTATAATCTAGAAAAGACTTCATTACTTTACCATCTTAGCTAAACCAGCAACATCAACGGTCTTAAACGAACCATCGTCACTCGTTACTCTGAACATCAATTTCAGACCACTAACTTGTGGCTCGATGTCAAGTTTCTGCCCTAGCTTTTTTCCTGGCACTCCCATGATCTTTCCACCTTTTACGGAAGGACCTTTAATCTTAGGGGCTGCTTCTGCTAGATCTTCGTGTAAACCAACTTCTTTCTTTGAAAGCTTAGTCAATACATTGCTGATAATTCGCATATTAGCGCCGGCAGACATCAAAGCTTGATTGATGTCACCCCATTGATACAGCTCTTTATCACCTCTTTTTGTATATTTGCCAGGAGCTTCTGCTAGATCTTCGTTTTCGTTCATATCTTCTTTAAGGCCGGTCTTGGAGTTATAACCCATTTGTTTCATCATGAACCCAAACATATCTTTCATATCTTTGCCTTTGGGCTGATGCTTCAAACCTTTGAAGAATTTTTCTATTCTAGCCATAGCCTTTGGATCGTCTGAAATATGAGTTCCCTTTTGAACCGATTCGTTCTTCTTATCCCAAGGAGCCTTTTTCAAAGTTACTTTTGCTTTACCTTTTTCGGAAGAGGCTGCCGATTTAGCAAGCTTCTTCATTAAGGCCGCCTTTGAGCTTTCATCCTTTTGTGGTTCCTTATCGTCGCCACCGTCTTTTTGCTTAGCCGCCATGAATGCAGCTATAGCCATCTTTTTCTTTTCGTCGTCAGACTTACCTTGGAACTGTGGAGCATCAGATGCTTGGAAATCAGTAATCCACTTTGCTACACCATCAGATACCTTAAGCTCTTCGTTGATGGATTCTACAAGACCAACCTTCTTAAGCTCAACGTAGATACGCTCACGGACATCAGTATCCAATCCATCAACAAAACGATTCAGTCTTGAAAGGATAGGACCTGCTTGAAGTAGATTGATGCGAGCGATGTCGTCCATCATTTTAGCAGCCTTCATAAAGTCTGCCTTATCGACTCCACCATTCTTCGTAGCGTATGCCTTCATAGCCTTTGCGCCAGCGACGAACTTCTTTTGAGTCTTTGCATCCAACTCGTCGAGCTGCTCAACTGATTCGTTCTTAAGACCGCCCATCATGCCTTTATATACAGATTTCTTAGCGCTCTTATATGACATAGAAGGACGCTTCTTACCTCTTTGATCCTTCTTCTTGTCAGCATCGATCTCCGCCTTAGTAGGTGGGCGATACTTTTCGTTTTGACCAGGAGTGTCATCCTCGTATTTCTTTTTGAGTTTGTCTGTGCCAAACTCTCCAGCGTTTTCTCTTAACTTAAAGAAGTCCATTATTTTCCCCTTACTTTAGAAGCAAGATCGGAATCAGCCTTGCCCCAAGTTCCTGACGATTTAGTTACGAATGAATTGACGCGAGCCATACCCCACTGTGCAGGAGTAGTACCAGGACGATGTCCTGTTCTCCAAGCGGCTACGCCACGGTTATAAACTTTTCTTAGGATCCCTACTGGCATACCTGATTTATCAGCTTTCTTCTTAAGTGCTGCAGTAGTATCCTCGGTCATGATACCAGCAAATGAACTAAATGATTTCACATCTTCCTCTTGATTTTTTGCTTTGGTATCTCTGAGCCTTGCACGATCCATCATACGGTCATGCTTAATCTTATCAGATTCTTTTTCTCTATCAATACGTTCCTTGGCCTTGTCAGTTGCGTCCTGCTCACCATACATTCTTTTGAACTTTTTAGTAAATTTGGATGGCTTAGTCTTGGCCTCGGCATCTCCTGGAGCAGGCTTATAAGAAGCAGGATCATCATCGTCACTCTTAGCGCCTCGTTGGAAGTGCTTAGCCCGTGCGACTTTCTTATCCTTATCAACACCTTTGTAGTAACCTTTAGGTTGAGACCCTGGAACTTCATCAGCATCAGGATCTTGTGGTTTTAGTTTCTCAACCAACTCAATGTCGGTTAACCATTTACGTACCTTTTTACCACTAGCCATTTCGACCAATACGTAATTAGATCCTAGCATAATGATCTCACCAACCTCGTCGTCTTCCTTTACGACAATAAGATCACCTTCTTTATATAGATCTCCAGAAACGTAGGCTTCCCTTTCCTCCGACACTGACTGTAACTGCAAGTGAGATCTAAAGTCATATGATTCCTTCAGACCCATACCTTTGCGAACATCATTGAACAACTGTTGGGTTTCTTTGAACCCAGCAGGCATACCTTTACTGAATGTTTTGAAATCGTTATTTTCGGCCGCAGCTCTGAGCTTAGATGCAGACATACCCGCTGCGCCCTTTGCGTCAGGATCTCGCTGTCCTGCCGATACGATATTAACGCCACCCTCAAAGTTATAGAAACCGTGGCGACCCTTTACACCGTTATACTTATTTAGTGTTACATCATACTCAGGAACTCTGTCAGAACCAGCAACGAGGGTTACCTTAGTAAATCCTTCGTCGTATAGTTTGGTCATCAGATCAAACATTGTACGGATCTTTGGTTCAAGCATAATGCTGCGCGCATGTTTTGGAAACATCTTGCGCATATATTTTACTTTGGTTTTATACTCAATAGGATTCTCTTTGGGATCCTGCGATTGAGATGCATAGATTCTGTACTGACCGCTACCCGCAACCTTTTTAACAACAGTCATAAGCTTCTCATGACCAATCGTAGGGGGATTATATCGACCCCATGCAACGACGACTTCTTTCGTCTCTTCGGTAACGTATTCAGCAAAACTCTTAAAAGACATTACTTCTCCTTCTTACCGCCGCTTAACTTAGCACGGTCGGCCTTACGAATTTTTGGAAGGAGTTGTTTAGCGATACGCTTGATAGCAGACTTCTTTTTATCGAGCTGCTTTTCAATGGATGATCTTTGGGAATAACTGAGGTCGCTTTTATCCTTGTTCTTTAGTATCTTTTTAAGGATAGCGTTACGAGCCTGTTTGTTGGCTCTCTTTTGTAGTACCTCTGGAGACGCGGTCTTACGTTTTGCCTTTTCACGTCCAAGGCGAATCTTAGCCTTGTTACGACGGATGGATTGCTTCAGCTTCATTCGCTGTTGAGCAGTCAAGGCCTCGTCAGTCGAGTCTTGATGTCCATCTGCATTTAATTCCGTAAGCTCTCGTTGAACTTGTTTATAGTCTTTCATTTTTCCAAATTCCCATTAGGATCGAGACGGTTTGTCCCAGCCTTTAATAATATCAGGGCTAAAGTTGTTGTAGGAGAACTCCATACGGTCCACCAACTTAACTGCACCACCACTTAACTTGTCGATTGCAACGTATCCTTCAACACCTGTCGTCTTAAATCCGTTTGGAGTACGAACGAATGTTGACATCTTTTGCAACCTGTTTAGTTTATTTATAATAATAAGTTTCGCAGAAACGATTGCTTTTTGCAAATCAAACAGTAGTTTTAGGTTAGCTTTATTTGAGGAAGAAAAGAACTTTAAGATATCCGCCTTCTTGCCTTCCCATGTTGCCTTACCCTTCTCTGACTTTTTGGTATCGATTTCTTTTTGATACTTATCAGATATATATTTGATTAATCCGTCAACGTGTTTTCTAGTATCCTTGATGACTTCCTGCTTACGAACGAACGTATTATTGTAAGTCTCAATGGTTTGAGCCAAGGTTTCATTTCCTTCGATCTCACGAAGAGTTGATCCAGCAATCTTACGGAATATCTTACCCGCTTCGGATAATGCCTTGGTTACCTCGTCGGTATCCTTCTTAGTCAACGTAGCCGTACCTGATAGATCCCTAAGGGTTGCATCTTGGAACCAAACATTTGGTGTTGCCTTAAACTCAGAAGCCTTAACATCAAACGATGCTTTCATTGACTCAAAGTCAGATCCGGTGTATCGTGTATGAAATACGATACCCATCTTAGCCTTTTTGATTTCCTTTGCGCCGTCAGAGTCAACGGGTACTGCATATACGATTGTGTTTGGCTGAAAGGTATAGTACTTAGTACCGTCAATAGTATCGGTATCAATATCATCAGACGTAAACATCAAGTCGCCTTGAACCACACCTTTGATACCAAGTGAAGGCATATACTTAAGGCAAGTCTTTAGCTTATTTGATAGATCACCGGATGTATCCGCATCGATATCGGCATCAGTCTTATAGATCTTAGGGTTTTTATTGAACACGCCTTTCTTAGCAACAAAGAACTTACCATCCCTTGGATCCACTCCAGCAAAGATGGCTGGTGCTCCGTCCCATTTGACGGTTACATCAACCGGACGTTTTGCCTCACCGGCTAACATATCACGAAGAGAACGAAGAGCAAGGATTGCTTGTCTTGCGCCATTCACTCCACCATAGATTACTTGATCCTCAAGGTGAGTCATATGGAGGTTCTTAGCCGCCTCAGCGATATATGTTTTGAACGTCTGCATGTTTGTTCCTATACGTATTTGAAGTCACACATCATACGAGTAGGGAATCCATCCTTACCTTGTGTGTCTCTGATGTTAATCTTAAATGAATATGTAGGAGATGAAAACTCCATGTCTATTCGTTTACCGCTACCGCCTTTACCGCCATAAAAGATCGTAAGATCTCCAGTCTTAGCCGCTGACTGCATTGCCTTTTTATCCATCTTCTTACTTAGGATACGAGCAGGAAACTTATGAATGATATGGTAGTTGAATCCAATGCCAGACTCCATCAGCTTTTTCATCATACCTTTGTCGTATGGCGCATTCTTAATAATCTCTCCTCCTGGTAGATCACCGGTGAAGATCTTACAGAACTTTTCTTGGTCAACTCCGAATAGTTTCAACAAGGAAAGACCCTTTGGATTCGTAATCTGACCTTTTTGAATTTCTTGTGGAGTTAGGATAGTACGAACACCAACGTTAAAGAACGTAGTCGTACCACCGAGTTTCAAGCTGAGAAAGATTGGGCCCTTGTCCGTCTCAAGTGTAATGTCGGTTACTGATTGACCAACATCGTTTCCTTGACCCTTTGGATTGTCAAGGTAGATACCTGAATCAAACTGCAATGGCCTTCTGGTGTTTTCTCCACCCTCAACCTTAACGATGAACTTCTTGGAGTCACCTAGTTTGTAGGTCTTATCGAGATCCTCAATAGCCTTTAACATTTTGCCATCAACGGGTCGTCCAGCCCACCAGTCCAAAAGAGCATTAGCAAACTGCTCCTCGAATAGGTTACCCCTGTTCTTAGCTCCTCGGTTTCCTGAAGAGCCATTACCAAATTTGAGTTTAACCTTCTTAAGTTTAGCTCCGCGGGATACGTCTGCGATACGAACATCGCCATCGAGTTGTCTACTTACATTGACATTGGATGGCTTTTTCAAATCTAGGTTGATTGGCGCATCGAGCCCACGTGCTTTTTTCTTTAAGAAGTTAAACAGCCGTATGATCTCCAACTGATTGTCAGCAGGAAATCCCTTAATCTTATTAGCTAACTCACGTTCGCTCTTTGGAAAAAAGTCGTATGCCATGTTACCTCCGAAGTTACACTACTATTTATAAAAAAAGAAAGGCGACAAAGTTTACACCCCGCCGCCCCAAGTTTATCAAATGGAAGTTTCTTGTCCCTTAAAACGGGCTTCTTATTCTACATCTAACCATTCCCTAAGGAATTCCTTTGTTAAACTTTCCTGTTTACGATATGCCTCACGCTCCCATGGAGTCTTTGAGTAACTCGTGCCAGTATAATCCTTGTCTTTCCAATAGACCCTATGGCCCATCTTGAAACGTTCCTTCATTTGACCCGTAGCATACTGCTTAACGTGGACCATCTCATGAATGACGGTCTTAATGAACGACGTTGTATTCTGCTGAGAGTCAGACTCAATCAAGAAGGTTCTGGGTCGGACATTGCTGTCTTCCCATGTACACCATCCGACGACGCCTTCCTCACCACTCTTGTTGAACTTACGAATGCGTAGCTCTACATCAAGAGTTGTCATCCGTGGCATGAACTTGTTGGCCACGAACACTATCGCATCCTCCGCCAACATTCTCTGCTTCTTGGTTCCGCCCTTTATCTTCAGTAGCATTTTGTGACTCCAAATTTTCGTAATATGATTCAAAATCAGGCTCAAGGTATTCTTGTTCCCTTGCAGCCTCGATCTCGTCCCAGAAATAGTCCTTAACTCTTCCCATGATTATCTCCTATAGAGGTAGATATCAAAACGAGAAGCGTTAGCTAAACCGCCGATGCAGTTACCGCCCCAGTCGTACTTACGACCCTTTGCGGTACCAAAGAGCCAATGCGTAGCGGTTCCAGTCTCAATAGGTTCACGACCACAGACTCGTACTCGGAACTGAATGGCGTTACCTTTAGAATCAGTGGCACCGAATTTACGAAGATCGGTATTCAAGTTCTTAACCATACGACGAAGATCTTCGAGTTGAAGCATGCCGGCCGCATCGGCAGCATAGATTGATCCAAGATAATCCTTGGAACTGCGGGCTTTAGTATTTACTTGTTGAAACATAATGTATTCTCCTTCCATTTGATATAACCATTATACCATAGTCTTTAGCTAATGTAAATAGCTAAAATGAATTTTTTTCACATTTTGACGAAGAAATTTCTCCATCGATACTAACATCAATGATTCCTTCCTTCTCCAACATGGCCAAAGCACCTTCTGCTCCAGCCGCTACGCCTTCCTTGAATCCTTTAAGATTCATGTCCCACATACCTGCCGCAAACATAGCTGCAAGTACTGCTATCATCCAATACTCTAAAAACATTAAATCTCCTCTACGGTAATCCTATACCTTTTACTATTTATGTCAGTTACCTCAATGACTTTTTTGGTGGATTGAAAGTAACCTTCAGTTGGATGCAGATCCATCTCAACCCTACCAACCTCGCTGATAATAGTGTAAAGACGATTCTCTTTGAGATCGTAGTTTAAGAAATGTCTGATACGATCAGCTATGTAATCACAATAAGCTAACTTCATTATTCTACCCATACGTGGTTGAATTTAGTCGGATAGTCTTCACAAGTGTAGTTGTGGTCTGAATCGTAGTTGACGACTTCAACACACGCTCCAGTAGAGTAACTAAACTTTACATCCGGCATCTTAAGAGCCTCATTGCCGGCATACACTCCGACACCAATTAATCCAAAGAAGACTATAGAGTAACATAGGTTCTTAAACATTGAGCCACCCCTTTTTGAAATCGTTGCCAGTAAGAGGAGATACAACAAGTACCTGCTCACGAAGGAACTTACGATACTCCTGGTCGTCAGGAAGATCAGCGTTCCACTCCTCAAAGGTCTTAACCTCGGTTGGGAACTCCTTGAACATAATAGAGTTCATGGAGAACGCAGCCATGACGAAGGCCATAGCATCGGCAGGACGATCCACATCCTTTACGATGTAGTCCTGTCCACCCTTGAACTTCCAATAAGAGTTACCAGAAGAGAACTTACCGTCCTCACAATGAGCGCCATAGTTCTCGACGTGCTGAGTTGATACTACGTACATTATGCTACCTCCACTTGATTGAATCCGAAGTTGGCGCAAAGGAAGAACTCACCGTTCTTCTCAAAGATATCGCCAGTTGATGAACTGTAACCACGATCTCCGATTACGTCCACGATCTCTTGCTTGTTCCAAAGATTGGTTGCCTCGAAGGCTTCCTCAAGATCGTCGCTGTAGACATGATATGCCTCAGTGTAGAACTTGAAGTTTTCGGCAGCGAACTTGCCAAGGATAGAAGCATCAAGCTTAGCCTTTTGAGCTGGAACCGAGTTGTGGTCGCCAGTTTCATTGATAAGGTTGACTTGATCTTCGGTCAGTTGAATTTGGTAAATCTTAATCATAACATAGTTTCCTTCCATTTGATAGTACCATTATACACTATGTTTTAGCGGATGTAAATAGAAAAATGCATATTTTTTCATTTTTTTTTCATAAAAAAAAGCCAATAGAATCAATGGCTTAGAGGTGATCCTCCGTAACCTATTGATTTTATTGGCTAAAAAAATGAATTTTTTTTAGATTATTTAGTTCTAAAGGACCTTAAATAATCCCACAAACGGTTATACTGATCGTCGTATTTGCCCGAAAGGGCTCCATCTACGTCGAACGGTATATCCACACCAGCTGATTTCAACAATCCTTGGTTCTTCCAGGTGTTACCAGGAGTCACAAGAAATCTACACTCTGCTACACAGGCGGCATACATCTCATGATGTCTACCAGTGATAAGTAAATCGCAGTTACGTAAACGGTTAACGATCTCTTCCCACGTTTGACTAAATATATCGATACGAGGATAGCCGCCTTGAACCCCGTATGGATTGGCCTTCATATATTGGCCTTCGTAGACTGCTACGTGAGCGAACTCACGGACAGCCACATCGTTATGAAGGTAGCTACAGTCAGGAGCAACTGTAGGTAGTCTTCCATGTTTAGACGACATTTCATATTGTGATAGTACCTCTCTTACTTGAACGGATTTACAGTTGGCGAGTACGTCATCCCAAGTGTTAGGCATCTCTTGCCACACAGTATTGACAAGATGAGTTTCGCATCCTGCATACTGGGCTAACCTCAGGGCTGTTAGTTGTCTTCGAGCTGAACGAGTATTGTGATGAAGCGTACCTTCGCCGTTTAGGACGACGCGGTCATACTTACTGAAGTCGATATCCTCAAGTTGATCTCGAGTGTATCTCCAATCAGATACGCCGTATTTATTTATAAGATACTCGGCAACGACTTCACAGCCTTTGTGGTAATTCTTAGTATTATTTAGAAGAAATGTATTCATTGGCCAATGGGAAGATTTCTACGATTGCTTTTGCGCAAGCCTTAGCGACCTCCATGTGCTCCTTTTGTGTTCCGTTTCCTGATCGCAGTTCAATGAAGTGGATCCAAGACCGTATGGTTCCATTCATATACATCCTAGAAACTGTTAGGCCTTCAGGTAGTACCGCACGAGCCTGTTCCTTTGCGATGTTATTCTCTACAGCCCAACGATAGTGTTTCTTTGCCAGTTCAATGATACCGCTTTGTCGGCGACCCCACTCCGCGATCAGTTCCTGATTCTTTACGTTATCCACAAGGGAAGGATCGCTTTCGATGTCTACCGAGTTCTGTCGGTTCTTAGGATCCTGTAATCTTGCTTCTCGTTTTACAAAACTAAGATCCTGGGTAGGATCCGCGTATCGCTGACTAAACTCTTGAAACGAAAAGGAACGGTGTCGCAAGATCTGACGTGCGATGTCACGAGTCGTTTCGATCTCCATCGTTGCTGACGCCATCTCAAAGGGAGACCAATGCTTATGTTTGGCCAAATAGTTCAACAGCTTTTTCGCTGTTTTCTGATTCAGCTGATTATCTGGGTTAGAGACTCTGGCGCAGTACGCGATCAAATCCTGAACATCATCTATTCCAATGATCGCATCCGCTACGGGTTGAGTATAACCGATTAGTCTTACCTGCATAAAATTAAGTATCCTTCTTCATGATGCTGAAAGTGGTCAACGATTCGGCCTTTCCAAGGGGGATAGTCCAAACCGATGTCTTGCCCTTCACAAATATATGGCCCTCCTGACGGGTCGACCATTGTGATCGTCCCAGCCTCGTTACACGAGATCCTTTCGTGGTTATGGGATCCTCTCCATAAAAGGGTTGATTTATCTATTTCTACGATAGACATAGTGTCACCGTAGCGATTCTTAAACGTGTACCTTACTTCTTCTTTTGTATCGACCATGTTCCGTCCTTATTATCAATCCACTCAATTGTATCACCGTCCTTGAGCTCAAGGTGTTCCATTATTTCATCGCTAAACTCTACCATTGCTTCACCGCTAGAGTCTGTGATTATTTTGCATTGCCACGTTTTAGTTTCCGCATTCATTTATTCATCTCCGATACTACGATCCATACGGCGCCTAAGATGATAATAGCAAGAATCATTGCTGCTGTCATTGCTTCGGCCATTATTCTGGCACCGTCCACGGATAACAAGGTACAATAATCGATTGCTTACAGTACCGAGCGTTATCCACCATCAATAGTGGGATCCCCACGATTACGAATACGATGATAAGGAATGCAGGAAGCAGGCCTTTCGTCGTACAATAGTTTTGCTGTTCACTCATAATAATTCATTCTTCCCACCACTCAATCTCCATCCAATTAGTATCTTCAGGCATCAGCGTAATCTGACCTTCAAAGGCTTCGTTCTCTTTGAGTTGATTATACACTCCAGCGAGCGACATTGTCAAGCGATAACCTCCTTTATGACACCAATACACAGAACCAGAACTACCGTAGAATCCATACAGATATGACTGTTTCTCTACACCCGTGATACCGCTGTTCATACGCCAAGAGTCACCATCAAGATAACCACCGCTCCAACCTGCTAGAACTTTGTAAAAAGGGAATGTACCTTTACCTTCTTTAATCTTTAATACTACCCAACTGTCTGGATTATAATCCACTGTCCCACTCTCCAAATATGCCAGGTGCCTGTTCGCTCATAATAATTCCTTCTTCTTTTTTTCAAACTTAGCGATTTGCTTTTCATAAAACGAGTATGATTCAGCCTTAAGCTGATCAAACCATTCTTCTTTCGTTCCGTTATATACCGCAGAGCCAATATCTTTTGCTAACTGCAATTGTCCTAATCCAAGGTTTTGGATCGCTAGACAATCCCAAGGAATCTCATGTATGTCCTTGGTGGTAACACCAACGATGCTTACTTCGTTATCATTAACGCTGTAATCAATAAACACGTATCGTATGGTTCTATCAAAATTTTTTCGTAGCCTATCAATCGAAATAAGATTAGGCATAGAGAAACTACGATCAACGTCCTTCGTTTTAATATCTATAAGGACACCATCAAGTGATACATCCTCAATGGTTCTGACTGACTGTGGTTTAACCCCACCCTGATCTACGATATCCTCAACGAAAATGTTTTCAATCATATCAGCGATTGCCCGCTGACCTGCGCCTTCCATTATAGGATAGCTATCGTTATACCTTAAAATCATTAAAGTTTCTCTTCTCACTGTTGACCCTCTCACCACTCGTTGACTTATCAAAGGCAGGGCCATCGTCCATGAGTGTTTGAGCGTCTTCTTCTACATCATATAATTTCATACGAGATCTATCGACCCCAATAACAAATCGTTTGTTTGCAGTAGGATCGTTGTAGCGATTCTTTAACTGCTTGACCATTATCTGTCCAAGCTTTTCGAGTTCTTCGGTTGAGACGAGCGCAAACATGAAGTCAGCTGTAGCAGGTAGTCCAAATGATTCAGACGTGTCTTCCAGCCCAACGTCGCTGTTTCCAAATCCGCTTCTAGTTGTCTGAGTCGCTGAGATAATTGGTACATTGAACTCGACTGCGAGTCCTCTGATTTCTTCTGCGATTGACTTAATGAGTGAGTAGGTATTGATTGATCCGCCAAGGCCTTTCATCCGACTACTACTACAAATATTCAAATAATCAATAAAGATCATATCAGGCATGAAGTTTTTCTTCAGCTTCAGTTCATTCAGTAGGGCTCTAAAGTGTCCCGTGTGAGCAGCACCAGTAGGATACTCCTTTATGATTAGTTTGCCGATGTTCTTCTGTGCGATCTTCGTGATCTTGTTGTCAAACATTTCCTTAGGCAAAGTTTCTAATTGGTCGATAGGCAAGTTCATCAAGTTAGCATCGATACGTTCTGCGATACGTTCCTCAGCCATTTCCATTGTAATGTAAAGTACGTTTCTTCCTTGTGTTAAGGCGTTAGCTGCAACATGACACATGAATAGGGATTTACCTACGCCTGTGCCAGCGAGTGCGATGTTTAATGTTTTGCGGGGTAATCCACCTTTGGTGATGGAGTTAAAGTACTCTAGATCAAACGGGATACGATCCTCAACCGTGTGGTAGAAATCAAATCGCTTTTCTGCATCGTTGATATAATCGTGACCTACGCTTGAGTCAAATGTTACACCAAGCGCATCTGATAAGAGTTTTGGTAATGCGTCCTTCTTTAATGAATTATGCTTGCCTTCAATTATATTTATAGATTCCATGATCGCAAGATGTATTGCGCGATCCTGACACCACCTTTCGGTCTCGTCAACAAGCCATTCAGTATCCACTTCATTGTCTTTAGTTGCGCGGATACCATTAAGTACGGTTGACGCATCAACAAGTAATGCATCATTAACGTCCAATGACGAAAGCTCAATCTCTAAAGCTTCCGGTGTTGGTAACTTGTTGTACTTGTCAACGAAAGAAATAACCTGATCAAATATTAGACGATGATCCGACTCGAAGTAGTCCTTCCGAATGAACGGAATTACCTTACGAGTGAAGTCGTCATTATTGATCAGATTCCGTAGTATCGTCGTTTGAATCTTTTGTTCCAATTATCTGCTCTCCGGTTTCGTTAGCTCTAGTTACGGCATCCTCAACGATATGATGTAGGATCGCTCCTAGGTAATCGTTGAATGCATCATCAAATAGACTTTCGTCAATTGGAGTCTCGACTACTTTATACGTAAAACTAAGTCGAGCCTCATCACTTTCTTCATCTTCAACTATATCCATATTGCCGTACTGAATAACAACACCCTCGTATGGAGGCTGAGTTAAACCGACGCAAACTGTTGCGTCGGGATCATCTTCATTTGTGATATACTTATAATGAAGTTTTGAGATTTCATCAATCAGATGCTGCATCGTCCATCTCCAGTGCAATACTATCAAACATTGATTTATGGCCAATCGTATAAGACTTAATTAGGAATTCTTTGAAGTCAGTTTTCTCAAAGATAGGATCCCAAAAGTCTGCAGTCATGGATTCAGCCATTCGGTATTTTTTTCCTTCAAACGTTCCATTAGATCGATCAACATGTGCATACCAACCATTAGAAGGCTTAACAACATAACCGCCAGCAACAGCAACATCCATAAGACCGCTATACCGCTCGATGCCACCGTCCCAAGAAACCGAAATAGGAATCTTTGACTTTTCTTTAACATATCGTGATTTCTCCACGTTAATCACAAAGTCATATCCTGTTACCTCGGTACCTGTCTTGTTCTGACGACGGCCAAGAATCCAAATGTTATCAGCTGAATAGTAAATACCCGTACCACCTGAAACGATAGCCTTAGGAAATAAACCAATCTCTTGATAAGTATGGTTGACCGCAAGCATTGGAATGTTCTTCATAGCAAGGTATGGTGTAACCATACGGAACAAACCTTTTAGTGCTTTTGCTCGAGACATATCAGCGACTGACTTTTCGTTGATTGCATCCTCTAGTTCTTTCTTAGATGCAAGGTTACCAACCGAATCAATAACGACGATCACACGATCGCCTCGTGATAGTTGTTCAAGTTGACCAACCACATCAAACTTCAGTTTCTCAACATCAGTGATTGGCGTGTGTAGTACCCGTGACGTATCAATACCGAATGTTTCAAAGTATGCCTGCGGTGAGCCAAACTCAGAATCATAAAACAGCATTACTGCATCAGGATACTTTTTAAGATACGCTGCAGCCATAAGCAATGCGAACGAAGTCTTAAAATGTTTTGATGGACCAGCGAGGACAGTCAGACCAGATGCAAGGCCACCATCAGGATTACCTGACAGGGCAACGTTCACCATCGGAACCTCGGTTGGTGTTTGATCTTTTTCAGAAAAGAACTTTGAGTCAGAGAGAACCGAGGTCTCCTTGATCTTTGAGTTCTTTTTAAGTTTATCCATTATAGACATATAGTCTCCTATTGTGTTTCATTAGCGAATCATTGTATATTATAGTTACCATTATACCACAAAATGATAAGTATGTAAACCATTTTATACAAAAAATTGGTCAAGCTCTACAAGATCTTCATTAACGATCTCATGCTTCATGCTAGAATTGTTCTGTCTAACATAATCACTTGATACCGTATCAGTCATACCTTTTAAGTACTCAACTACAAAGTCCATCATATCAGCCGCAGTAGTCACTGGGACGTTCTGACAGATAGCATTTGCGTTTCCTGGCGATTGAGGATTATCGCCAATCATATTGAAATCATCCGGCATCTTCATGATACGAAGCGCATCACGTAGAGTCAAGAACTGCTCCTTGAATGGATTAATCAGTGAGTGTGGCATTGCGCCAATCAATGATGGGATTTCCCCCTTTGGCATTGTGACACCGTGTGCCCAATAACCCTTACCTCCGTCGACCTTCTCTTGCATTGCTCGAGCGCGGTCAGCGAACTTTTGGTCAAACCCCTGTTGTTCCATCCAATCAGCAACCTCGTTTAGGTTATCTGAAATGTTATCGGATGATACGATACAGTTGGTCGTCTTCTCAATCTTTTCGTAATATTCAGCAAGTGTCTTTGATCCTGACTTGTGAACGCAGTAAGCAACCCAAGGATTATCCATCGGATTGTCTGAGTTAATCAAACGGTTCATAGGATCGTCAGGACTAATATCCGCTTTAAGAATATCCTCGATGTTTTCAAGAGGACGGCGGATATACCTAAACAACGGTGCGCTGTCAGTACCCTTCGTAAAGAAGTAAAACGTACGTGGTCGCTTTTGGGCCAAACCGTGTAGTCTGGACTCTGTGTAATACAAGTTAAGCGAGTAACCATGCTGCTTACCAATTTCATACAGGCGATTGGCAACCTTTTCACCAGCCTTCGTATAAAGACGAGGTGCGTTCTCACCCCAGAATACCTTAGGCTTAATCTCACTAAGAACATATTCCGAAGTCGTATACATCCATTCGTTTACTGCAGAATCTGCAGATGATGAAACGGAGAGAGAACTAAGTCCAGCACAAGGGCAAACAGTATTAACCACATCAACGGTTTTAGCCTTGTATCCTTCGTTGCCCTCTTCATTAAGGAAAACATATTCACCTTTCCAATCCTTCTCTTTAAGATGGTTAATAAAATGAGCATCGTTCTTAGCAAAGTCAGTGTACGAAAGTACCCACTCTGGTAATTGACCCTCAAGTGATTTCATAATTCCAAAGTTCTCGCCACCAATAAGTGGAACGATCGAACCATAAGTAATATCATTCATGTGCTGTAATCTCCTTCAGCGTGTTCATGGCAAGATCGTTGAGATACGACCCATCGTAGTATTCATCCTTAAGCATGCTTTCGATATTGCCCTTTAGTGTTTCGTATGCTTCAGGATTGTCCTCAAGGAACTGAATTTTTTTGAACAAGTCAGCAGAATCCGTTACTCTTAAAAACTCTGGACACTTAAGGTTGTCTTGTTCGTCGTATGTTGGATGTAAGAAAGGGATAATACCATAGTGGGCCATCTCCCAGAACTTAGCGGTTACCCAACCCTTCTTGATTGGAATGCAGAACGTATACTTAACTCGTGGAAGCATTTCCTGCAGATCATTAAACTTCTTTGGACCTTTGAATCGCGGATCCTCGCCAATCGTTCGCTCGTCCCACTTACCATAGATGTCCACTTCCTCTACGTTATCGAGGATGTATTTCTTGAGATCATTGTACCGTGATGGTCTACCCTCGTTACATACGATCATAAAGTTAATGTCCTTCTCACCCGGCTTACGTTCTACCGCATCAGTGAAGAATGAATCCAGAGTAGATGGAGTATCAACGATGGCTTTACCTCTTTCCTTACCAATGAGGAAGATTGTTTCCATTGCTTTATATTCGGCAGGTATTTTAACATGAGTCATCTCCATATCAGTATAGGCCTTCCAGGCACGGTGGTTGATCTCTTCGGTATACTGACTCAAGATAACCTGTGGTCTATGGAAAAGATCCCGCATTTGAGCTGGGAAGAATCGTGGATCGTTTAGGATGATTGCGTATGGCATTCCGGTTTCATTGATAAAGTCAACCACAGGACCTGCATACTTACATTGCATCATAAGTGGTGAAGCGAGTTTATCAGGTTCGGTTACCTTACGTGCCTTACCCCATACGTTTGATGTTGCGGTTGGACCCATAAAGAAAAGGCCTGCATCAAACTTAGGTGATAGATTCTTCATCCAATCCTGCATATAAAAGATACGCTCGCCACGCTCGTCGCCATCGTATGTCTTACGCCAATGATTAAAGTGTTCCCAAACATCGTGAACATTACCGTGCTTATTGATACGTTCCTGTTCCTTACGATCCAACCGTGTAAAGTCAGATACCCCAACGAGATAGAAATCTACGTCAGGGTTGTTGTGAAACAGATTTTCGTAAAAGATAGGTGCCTCATTGTCTCCGCCGATTGCACCCCATTTGTTTGAGTCGAATAGAATTGACTTTCCGACCTTACCTATTGCTATCTTCATCGCTTACCCATTCATATAGTTGCTTTAGGTTCATTGCCTTATCGTCAACATAGTACGTTGAGGCGTATGGTTTACCAAAGATTAGATCATCGTATGGTACACCGTAGAACTTTAGCCAATCCTTAGTTACTTGACCAACATCGTTCTCAATTTTATCTATATCACCATTATGTGTGACCATTCTTCGTGCGCTGTGGATGATGATGTGGTATCCCTTTGCCTTTAACCTTTGCATGATGGATATCACACGACCGTTTGGCTGTGCATTACCATACCGCTGCTTTGTGTCAGGTTGGTCTAAGTTAGGATAGCAGATCGTATCATCAAGATCAAAAACAATTGTATCAGTCATAATTATATTCCTTTACGTAGTTAAGAAACCTTTGTTGTCTCTCACTGTCATCATAATGAAGTGGGATGCACGTTGCTAGTAGTACCAAACCACCATTAATGATATCATCAACAGGAAGATTGTATTCATGGAGTTTCTGAACGAAGATTCGCTTTACTAACTCGTTATGTTTTACATCAGCGACCATTGCGTTGTACCCATGATATAGATCGTGAGCAAGTTTAGCCCAGTCGTATAGATTATCACCTTCAGTACCAATTTCGTTACCATAACGGCCACGAGGATCAATTAGTTTCATTTGATCCGTTTGCTGATTGTATAGTACATTGCCGAAATGAAGATCTCCGTGCATACACTCAATAGGATATGTATTCCTGCAGACACGCCATGCCATTGAACTAATCTTGCTCTGAAGTTTAGGTGGCAGGTCAGTGTTCTTAAGTCTTTTATTGGTCTTATCCAACCAGATTTTGTCTGCTTGCTCAGCAAACTTATCAGTGAAGTTTCGATCCGAACAGCGTGTGCTAAAATAGTTTAGCTTAATACGAAACAACTTATCAACGATATATTCCCATGCGGATTCACTAAGATTCTCGTACAACATTAAATCAGAAAGCAACGTACCTGACTCAAATGACATAACGATATTCTGACCATCGTTAAACACTCGTGGTACGAAACACTTTTGCTCAAAGGATAATCCATTGTACCATAACCGCTCACACGTTAACGTAAGTACTGATTCTTTGTTATGATAGTCAGGAGTCTTTGTCAGTGTACCTAGATCGTGGTCGTATATCATACGATTGAACTCACGCGATTTCATATCAAGAAGAGATGCACACGTTTGGTAATACGTTGGTAGATCACCAATGTCGTACCACTTATCTGTAAGTACTTTGTCAAACTTACCGTACAAGGTCAAGGCATGAGAGATATCATATTCATCAGTTGACGAAAAGGCCATCTGAGCATGTGAACCATTCTTAAACGAATATAGGCCAACCAGTGCCACACCGTCAGTGACGTTCTGCGTAGGTTTATTATAGAACGTACTACCGTCCCACATACACCAGTCAGAATGGTTCTTTACCTCTTTACATAGTAAGAAGTCCTCGCCAAGATTCATGGATTCATCAAGAATGATTGCATCGCCTAACCAAACAACAACGGGTTTATTAGGATCCTTAAGTGCATTCATACCGATGGATATGGCATCACGAGGTCCATCCAAAGAGGGTTGATTCACCACTTTAACTTTTGGATGACGACGAGAGCAGTACTCACGAATATCATTAAACTGACCGTCAACAACAACGATCTCATCGATATCAGCCATCTTGTTTGCGTGTTCGATTATATAGTCAAGGCATGGCTTGCCGTTGACTCGAACCATTACCTTTGAGGTATTTGTCGAAAGTGGACGCAGCCTCGTAGCTGCTCCAGCTGCCGGAATCACTAGGTTCACCATCAATATAACTCCTGAGTTCAATTAACATCATTTCTTCATATGCCTTATCGTTCAGCAAACGATTTCTAGGCGACGGATGTGGCATACGAAAGTGTGGTATACCCATCGTTTTTAGTATCTGCGATGACAGTGCGCCAAGGGCAACAACTTTGTTGTATCCTTGTACACATCTATATAGCATTTGGAAATCAGCTGATGTTACCTTTTGCGGAAGATCCACATCAGTGATTGCGTTCTGAAAGGTAACACAGTTGATACCTAGTTTCTCCATCCATATACTAAAACGGTCAATAGCGCAGTTCTTACGAAACCGCGCTTTTGATGGCTGCATGCCAATGAATATTACGTCAGTACAATTTTCCATAACATAGTTATTATACCACAGATCCTGGCGAATGTAAACAAGTAATTTTCACACCAGCCTCTCTAAACATATCTGTAGTATCTTCCAAAGAGTCCACCCAGGTTTTTGGGATAAGCATATCCGTACCCCAGAGGACGTGTTTCACTCCAACTTGTATAACACCTTTGGCGCAATCAGAACACATAGGTAATCCCCATACGTACATAATTGAACCGTCAAGCGATACACCATTATAAGTAGCATTATATATGCAGTTCATCTCAGCATGAACAACATACTTATACTTGACAGGGCGATCGTTATAACGATCACGACTGTCTGCGATTCCACGAGGGAATCCATTGTAGCCTTGAGCCAAAACTTGACCTTTAGTTCCAACCGCGACTGCGCCAATCTTTCTTGACGGATCCTTTGACCAACTAGATATCTCTTTAGCCAGTGCTAGGTATCTTCTATCCCAATCAGCACTCATCTCATTTTACCAGATCAAAGTGGCGTTCATACACATGAAGGTTTTGAACCTGCCATGTAATAAAGCCTGGAGCTATCTCAAGGTCATCGGCCAACATTTCAAGTACGTGTTGTTGCCATGCATAATCGTTTTTGTATCCAAAGACAACATCATTGGATCTCATTTGAACAACAGCCTGCAGTTCATCATTGCGAATATAATAAGTAACAGCGTTGGTGCAGATAAAGTCTGACTTTCCGTTCTCATTGTATTCAGCCCAGATTGACGGTCTGTTGTAGATCATAGTAGCACGACGGCCATCAGGACTGTCCGACAACTCGCCTAGCACTGAATCGTATTGACGATTATACTTTTCGGAGAAAATCAAATGCCCATAGTTTGAATTGATTTCTCCGTGTTGGTTGGCCGCATACTTCCATGCTGCAGGTGGTTCCTTATCATCACCATGTATATCAAAAATGTTGGTGGATTGAGATTCGTACCAATCCAACTCAGCATCAATATAACTTTGCACTGGTTTACCAAAGATAGCAGGTTCAGTAGCAAGGAAACTTGCGCCAAGCATTTCAATGGTTTTTTGACCTGTCTTGTCGATAGTATACGCTTCATCATTAAGTTCATCAATAAAGAATTGACGAATATCCTTTACGGTAGGTAAGATCATTATTCACTCTCCTTAAAACGGTCATCAGTTGTTTCGGGATCACCTTCTTGAGTCGTCATGATAAGAATCATCATTTGAGTCAAGGCGTGAGACAGATGTGGAAGACCGCTTTCAGGATCATCATTCTCTCCCATCATATAAGCCATCAAGTGGCGTTGAATGGATGAATAGTGTCGCGAGACAGGGAACTTATGTATGTCTTTGCGCCAGTTATTCTCACCATACTTTTCTGCACCAAAGCCAAAAACCCGTGCAGCCTCGATGATTGCCTCGGGTGGTACTAGATGGATCTTTGGTTTACCTTCGTCGTATTTCATTAGCGGTTTTTCTCCATAGCAAGTTCTTTGAATGTATCAAACTCAGTGATACCGTATTTCTCAAAGCAACGATCAAAAGAATCTTTCTTATCAGTGTATTTTAACCAAGCTGATTTTGATTTCTTAATGGTACCTTTTTTAGTAGTCATCAAGTCAAGTAGTGCCTTTTTAGGGATAAAGACAAAATGTAATTTTTCCAAACGAGGATTAAGTACAACACAGCGAACAGCACCTTTCTTAAGTACACCGTTCTGAGATTTAACATTTGTGATTTCTGCTGACGAAAGACCATTAAGGTGAAGTGTACCAGTCTTGCATTCTGAACCATCATCAAAGTCTTCGTGTATTCCATCAATGAAATTGTATTGGCCGCCTGAGCTGATGGCCATCATATCCTCAATAAGATGTTCAATATTAAAGACTTGTGGTTTTTGAATTAATGCTTCACGGAACGGGGTCCCTTCAGCAAAGTTTGGATGATTTTCGAGTATAAGTTCAACATAAAGTTTTAATTTGATATCGGTATTCACCTTGTCATAATAAGCCATCAGTTAGTTCTCCTTCCATCTGATAGCTACTATTATACTATAGTTTGAAGGGAATGTAAATAGCCAATATGCATATTTTTTACATATTTTTATAGACAAATTCGATAGCACGAT